AGCACCGTGGCCATGCGCTTCTCGAGCTCGACCACGTCCATCGGCTCCAGCGATTGAGCCTCGCCGTTGGCCGGCGCGTCGGTAAACAGCACGGCCGCGAAGTCGGCGGCGGTCTCGGCCGCGGCGATCACCGCCAGCGTGTAGCGTCGCAGTTGTGCGAACAATGGCAGCGCGGGCGTGATCTCCGGAATCCCGCGATGCTGGCCCGGACGATCGGTCCGGAACCAGTGGACCACGGCGTCGGCGGGCACCAGGTCGTACTGCGTCTTCCACGCTGTCATGTCGCCGGGGTGTTGACGCAGGATCGTGTACGTCTGCGGGTTGCCCCATCCATCGAGCGTGATGCCGTCGATGTCGCTGATCGTCGGCAGGATATTCATGACGGGCGAAGCCACCCGGTCGGCCTCGACCAGATGCACATCCAGCATGACCGGCGAATCGACGTTCGGATTGGCGGTCATCACGGCGAAGGCCTCGCCGTCGGTCGCCTTGGCCATCCGCATCGTGCGGAGTTTTTCAGCAAGGTTGACCGCCTTGGCCCACTCGGCAAAAGCGGCTTCGACAGCATGGTTGGCGCTGGCGTCGTCGGTCAGCAGTTGCAGACGCGGGCCGGTGCCGATGCAGTCGTTGGCAATGGTCAGCACGATGCCCTTGGCGTAGCTGTTGTTGGCGACCTCGTAACGGCTGCGCTGGCGGAGCTTGCGGCGAACCTCAGGCGACGCGGCCTCATCGGCCGACAGCGCGTCGGCCATCGCCCAGTGCCGGGCGTTCTCCGCCGTGGTCTGCGCCGCGTCGTATCGTGCTCGGACCACCGCCGGGAGGGAGCGGCCTTGAGAGGAAGCCTTCCTGTCTTTGCGGAACGGCCACATCAGACGGTCCCTCCCGGCGAGATCTTCGCGAGCTTGACGCCCAGCCCCTTGGCACGGCTGGCCTTCTTGGATTCGAGGTACTTGTCGGCCGCGATCTGGTCAGCCAGACTGTGCTGCTCAACGGATCCCGAATCCCCGCTGGCCTTCCGTGGTCCGGCGGCGTTGTCACGAATCGAATTGTCGAAGGTGTCGGTCACTGGCTCTGCTCCGGGCCGTTCTTGCGTGCCCGTAGTGCTTATTGCCGCAGAGCCTGAAAACTTCGCGCGGAAAACAGCCCCCTGATGAAGATCGTTCCAATACTGGAACTTTCACGCGCCGATGCGCTCTCGCGTGATCACTTCGTGGCCGCAATGCCGACAGATGCGCTTCCGGAGGATGTAGTCGCGCTTGGCGCGGGTGTAGTAGGCGCGGAGGTCGCGGCACCCGCACTTGGGACAAGCGAGGCCCGTTTTTCGCATTGGTTGGTTTTCTGCGGTATGCATTACCTGCCCCTCTGCAGTTCCGAGAGTTTGATGCGCTGCCTCAGCCGCGCCGGCCCGTCCGCCACGCCCGGCAGTGAAGCGCCCTGAATCGACGCCGCCACAGCACAGCCGACCAGGCAGTCCAGCCAGTGGTTATCCGGGCGCGTGGCGCGGAGTTTCCATTCGTCGACGGTCCGGTCGCGGGCGACCGTCTTGACGCGATACTCGGCCGTCAGGTGATCGGCCAGCAGGCGATGGGCCTTGCCGTCGCGTCCGTAGAGGCTCAGGCAGCCGGGGTCGCCCATGGCCACCGCCAGGCGGGCGTGGACGAACGTCTTCCAGTAGTTCGTGTCGATCAGGGCGTACCGAACCTGGCGGCGACCGATGGTGTTCGGGATGCGCCAGTGCAGGCCGACGCGGTCGCCGCGCTTCCGCTTGTACTCGCTGAACGGCACACTCGACGCACCGACGTACTTGCCGTGGCTCGGCAGCAGGATGCCCGCGAAACTGCTCTGCCGGCAGAACTGGTAGACCACGTCGGTGGACTGGCCCCAGTTGGCGTCGACCAGGCAGCGGTCGATCCGCATCACCGCGCCGTCTTCGCGCCGGTAGGCGCGAGAGAGCTTCTCGGCGGTGAGCTTCTCCAGCCCGCCGAAGATCTGGCCTTCGAGTCCCGCGCCCGGTGTCGCCCGGCCCAGGGTGGAATGGACGTCCCGCAGCGTGAAGTAAGCCCGCTTCTGCTCGGGCCACGCGCCGTAGTCCACGATGGTGCCAGTGAAGTTGTCCTCCCAGGCGCAGAGCATCCAGAAGAGCACCTTCTGCTGCACGTCGATAAACATCGTCAGGTGGTTGCAGCCGATGGGAATTTCGCCGGGGCGGTAGCCGTTGAGCTTGGCGGCGATCTGCTCGGCCGTGAGCATTTCCTCGCCTTCGGTTTCGACGATGGGCTCATTCTGGTACTCGGCGAAGAATGCGGCTTCATCGCGGTATCGCAGGTTCATCGCGTGCTGGATCGCGCTGGCCTCGTCCTCGTTGAAGCGCTGTGGCCAGGCGATGACCGCGCCCTTATCCATGGCATCGCGGTTGGCGACGTAGAACTCGGTCGCTTCGCTGCCGTCGCCATCGTTGCGGAGCGAATCGGCCCGCAGCTCGGCATACTTCGCCCAGAGCTTCTCGCTGGACGGGAAGGCGTAGACCATCTTCGTCCGCTCGCCTTGCCACTCTGGGTGCTTCTCGCGGTCGAGGATGTTGTCTGCCATGTCGGCAGGGCGGATTACGGTGCAGGCCATCAGCCCCGCGATCTTCTTGCCCGGTCCAGCCATGCCGAGCACATCACCGGCCAGAATCGCCTCACGCCGCTGGGATTGCGACGGGGACCAGGCTGATTCGGTTGTCTGCGGGTCATCGACCATCACAAGTTGCGGACGCACCACCTGCCCATCGGCGCGGGCGTAGTTCTGCCCGCGAATGTCGCTGCCCTTCATGCCGCTGGAGGAGATGACCACGCCCGATGCCTTCGATCCCGCGATGGTCGGCAACACGATCCGGTCCGATGCCCAGTCGATCCGCGTCGGCTCGCCGTTGTGCTTCTGGCCCTTCTGCCGGTTGGTGATCCGCTCGAGGCATTGGATCGGATACGTCACCTCGGGGAAGTCGGCCTGCAGAAGCGGATTGGTCTCCAGCCAGATCTTGATGTTCTCCAGCAGGTCGCGGGCGCGCTCGGCGCTGGCGGCGATCAGGCAGACGAACGGGGTCGCCCCAATCAGCGCCGACCACAACACGGCCGTCTGACACAGCACCGTCTTGCCCGACCCGCGCGGCATGGCCATGGCGAACAGCCCGCCGGTGCGAACCGCCTTCTCAATCTTGTCGATCACCCGCAGGTGGTCGTCGGACCATGGGAAGTAGAAGACCTCCGGGAAGTACGTCTCGCAGAATTTACGAAACGAGTGTTCCGCTTCCGCTTTGCGTTCTGGATTCACTACGGCGGGAATCTCCCCGATGTCCTGGGCGGCGCGGACGGCCTCGGCGTTGCGCTCGGCTTGGCGTGCCTTCTGCTGCTCGTAGGTCAGCGGCTCGGCCTTGGGCTTCCGGGGGGAAAGATGCTCCAACGTCAGCCACGCGGCGTAGCGAAACAGGTCGACCGTTCGGGCGTCGCCGATGGTGTAGCCGGCCTGATTGCGGTGCCGGCGCAGCTGGAACTCGGTCAGGACGCTGCCGCGCCCGGCCGAGTTGACCAGCCGCAGAAGGTCGGCCGGCCGCAGCTTGCGTGGGTTAATCGCTGCCGCCACCGGTCACCTCCTCGGCCAGGTAGGCCACGTACTCGATCAGGCTGAACGTCCCGTCCGCCCGGGCCAGGCCTCCGGCCTCGACCACCTCGCGCACCTGCTCTGGCGTCACGCGCCGCCGGTAGGCCGAAGCGAGGATTTTGGCCGCCTGATCGGGCGTCAGGGCCGTGATTTTCAAGGATTCCGCGGTCATATCCATAGACTCCATACATGCTTACGAAAAGCCGTAAGTTGTTTCATTAAAAGAAGTTAATTGCCTTGATGGTGTTCGGGGGCGAGGTAACATGCCAGTGTCGAATGAAGAACGTAACCGACTGGCAGACAAGGAGATAGAAATGTACGACCCGAATAGAATCGACCCCAAGAACAACCTGCGAAGCCACCCGAACTGGAACATGCGCGACTACATCTACCTTCGCGACAAGGGCTACAGCAGCGAGGAAATCCGGGCCATCTGGGACCGCGACGCCGCCGGTGGCAAGCCCGCCCAGAAGCACCTCAACGGCCCCGAGAACGCCTGAACAGAAAGGACCAGCACCATGCGAATCACACGAATCGACTTCGAAGGACGCCACGAGATCAACGGGCAACCGGGACATTGGTACGCCACCGCCCAGCGCCGCGACGGGATGCACAACGGACCGGACATCATCGAAGTGACGATCCTCTCCCCGGAATCCCCTGATGGCCGTAAGCACTACGTCAACGCGGATTGCGAAGAAGACATCTTCTCGATGGCCGAGTGCCTGCAGTTCCAACTCGACGGGTACACCGGATCGAACTCGGAGATCAACGACTACTACCGCGAGTTGCTTCGTCTGAGCAACTGCTGACCACGAAAGGACCACACCATGGCCACAAAAACCGCCCGCGAACTGTACGACGAACGCCGCCAGGACATTGCCCGCGTGATGGACTGGATCGAGCTCGAACTCGACAAGCACAAGACCAACGCGAAGGCGAACCCGAAGGACTGGGGCTACGCCGGCGACCTCGGCCACGTTTTGGAGAAGCTGACGCAGACGCTCGCGTTCCTGTCCAACCGCGAGCCGGAAGACATCGAGAACCTGCTCAGCGAGTGCCGCTGAGCATTTTTCAAAGACCCCGCAGCAAGGAGAATCACGATGAAGAAAGCGGACGTACATCTCGGCGCGACCTATCTGGTCAAAGTCGCAGGCAACCTCGTGCCGGTGAAGATCACCCGCGAGCATGACAACGGCGGCTGGGAAGGCACGTCGGTCAAGACCGGCAAGACCATCCGCATCAAGAGCGCCCTGCGCCTGCGAAAGCGGCTCGGCAACGTTCCCGACACGACCGACGAACCCGCCAAGGCGACCCAGGACGCCAACGACGACGCCAGACGCGACACGGGCGAACGTGGCGCGACGGGGGCCAACCGTGACGCCAAGCCGATGAGCCTCCTCGACGCGGCGGCACACCTGCTTTCGCTGGGCACCGGCGACCCGATGCGATGCAAGGACATCGTGGACCTGGCCGTCGCCCGTGGATTGTGGACGCCGCGAGACGGCAAGACGCCTGCGAATACTCTCTACGCGGCCATTTCGCGCGAGATCAAGACCAGGGGCGACGCCAGCCGATTCGCCAAGGCCGAGCGAGGCAAGTTCGCCCTGAAACGGTAGCCCAGCCGCAACCGCACCTGCATGAGACGCCCCGGTGATTGCCGGGGTGTTCTCAGTGGTCAGCTCGATCGGATCGACCAGCCGCACTGGCTTGCCCATTTCTTTGGCCAGACGCACCTCGGCCCGCACGCCCACCGATCTGTCCCAGCCCGGCAGCATCAGCACCCACAACTCATCGCATTGGGCGAGGAATGCGCTGTCGTAGCGCTGCCAGAACGACCAGTCGGTCGGCAGGCCGAATCGCGCGATCGGGTGGGAATGCGCGATGGGCGAGAAGACCAGCAGGCCCTGTCGCATCAGCGCAGCCGCCGCCCGGCAGACGGCATCGAAGCGCGCCTGCTCAACTGCCGGGTCGGCGTCGCTGTATGGAGAGGCGAGGTAGATCAAGCGGTCACCTCCGCCTCGACTTCGACTTCGGGCTTGGCAGCCGCGATCCGCTCGGCCTTCCTGCCGGTGAACTTCTCCCATCGCTCGACGATCACGTCGCAGTATGCCTGGTCGAGTTCCATCAGGAACGCACGGCGATCGGTCTGCTCACAGCCTATCAGCGTCGAACCGCTGCCGCCGAACAGGTCGAGGACGTTCTCGCCCGGCTTGGACGAATACTGGATCGAGCGGACGGCCAACTCGACCGGCTTTTCGGTCAGATGCACCATCGCCTGCGGGTTGACCTTCTTGACGTGCCAGAGGTCGGTGGCGTTGTTCGGGCCGTAGAACTCGTGGCCCGCGCCTTCCTTCCAGCCGTAGAAGCAGATCTCGAACGCGCCCATGAAGTCCTTGCGCGTCAGCACCGGGTGCTGTTTGTCCCAGACGATGCCCTGCGAGAAGTACAGGCCTGCGGCCTTGAGAGGCGCGGGGTAGTTGCCGAGGTTGGCATACCCTCCCCAGATGTAAAACGAGCCGCCCGGCTTGAGCACGCGCGAGGCGTTAGCGAACCAGGCGAGGAGCATCTCGTCGAACGCGTCGTCGGTGACGAAGTCATTCTCGAGCGGCCGGTCCTTGGCACGCATCTTCTTGCGGGCCTTCTTCGGGTCGCTGACGCCCCGGGCGACGTCGAACGACTGGTGGTGCATCTTCTTCGACAGGTCCGGGTGCGAGCTGTTGCCAGCGGCGATGGCCGTGCTGCTGCGCGGTTCGACCTTGACGTTGTACGGCGGGTCCATGTTGACCAGATCAATGGTGTTCCCGTCCAGTAGACGGTCGAGATCTTCGACGCTGCCGCTGTTGCCACACATGAGCCGGTGATTGCCCAGCACCCAGATGTCGCCGTGCTGGGTGATCGGATCGTCAGGCGGCTCGGGAATCGAATCCGGATCGGTCAGCCCTTCGGTCACGCCCTCCGCCTGGCTGAGAAGCTTGCCGAGCTCCTCGTCGTCGAAGGCGAGGACGTCCATGTCGAATCCGCCCTCGCGCAGCTCGTTGAGCTCGATGGGCAGAATCTCCAGGTCCCAATCGGCCAACTCGCCGGTCTTGTTGTCGGCGATCCTGTAGGCGCGCACCTGCTCGGGGCTCAGGTCGGTGGCCACGTGGACGGGTACCTTGGCCAGGCCCATTTGCTTCGCCGCCTTCCAGCGGGTGTGGCCGACGATGATCACGCCGCCCTCGTCCACGACGATCGGCTGGCGGAAGCCGAATTCGGCGAGGCTGGCCGCGACGGCGTCCACGGCCTGGTCGTTGAGGCGAGGGTTCCGCTCGTACGAGCGGACGTCGTCGATTTTCCGCAGCTCGACGGCGAACTTCTGCGTGGTTGCGTCCTTGGTAGCGGTCATGAAAGCACCTCCATGTGCCTTGGGGTTACGCGCCGACAATTCGGCGCGATGAAAACAAACTGTCTGTCCACAGCCGACGCGTTCCCGTGCCATCTTCTGGCCTGGCCCCGGGTAGGACCCGCGAGCAAGCCCCTACGACCAGGGGAGTATCGCGGGGCGTTTCGGACGCCCGCGTACTCCCCCGTAGGGGGAGGAGTGTGGTAGTAAACAGCCAAATGTCCGCGATTCGTTTTCATAAGTTGCTGATCTATAGTCGGTTGCGTTACAGAGCATCGCGGACATGAGACGCCGAAATGTCCGCGCCGCACTTCCTGTCCCATGTCCGCGACGGCCATTGATGTAAGCTCATTCATTACAGGAGGTTGCGTCTTTGTGTTGCGGACATTTGCCCGGACATGATGTCCGAGCCATGTCCGCCGTAAGTCTTTTGTTTTCGCACGTAAAATCATGTGCTCGCTCCAGCCAATTCAGCCTTGATTCGGCGTAAATGACGTTCCGATAGCTCGACTTCGGCAGCCAGTTCACGTAGATCAGCATTGGGGTTGTGATCCAGGACTGCGGCCGCCCGGAGAGCTTTTTCGCCGCTGACTCCAGGCCGGCTCATGACGTATTTCATGTGTGAGCCGACGCGAATCCTCACCACGTCTCCCCGCTCCATCGCCAGGTCGAGCATCTCCTCCGCCTTACGTTCGGACAGGCCCAGCCGCTGGTTGGCCTCGTAAATCACCGATCGCTTGGAGCACGGGTCGCCCATGGCGATGCACTGATCGACGAAGTCATCGAGCGGCACGGCCTTGGACTTGCCGGACTTGGTGACGCCCAGCAGCGCCGACGTGTCCACCTCGTCGGTCAGCGTGAACACCGGCCACTCCCACTTCAGCGCACGCGGGGCCATGGGCGGCCAGCTGCGGACGGCCGACTCCAGCACGATGATGCCGTCTTCCTCGTGCGGCCGCAGGATCAGGTGCGTGTCGGCGGCGCGGGATTGGCTGCCAGCGCCGGCACCGACGTCTGTGACGGCCTTGCCGGACTGATTGCCCTTGGACGTGTGGTGGATCAGCACGAACGCGCACTGCAATCGGCTGGCGTAGTGATCGATCAGGTTGTACAGGTTGGCGATCGCGCCGTTGTCGTTCTCGTCGGTATCGCGGGGCAGTGTGCGGTAGAAGGCGTCGAGGATGATCAGCTTGTACTGGCCCGGTTCGATCTGCTCGAACAGGCGGGCCAGGCCGTACAGGTCGCGGAGCCGGCCGCGCAGGGACACCATGTCGATGTTGCCGCTGTAGAGGTGGTGCGGGAAGTCCATGGCCTCGCTGATCACTCGGTAGCGGTAGGCGATGGTGTTCTCGTGCAGCTCGTTGTCGATGTGCAGCACGTGGCCGGGCTCGACCGTCAAGCCCAGCCAGTCCAGACCCGAGGCGACCGAGATCGCCAGGCGGGAGACGAACCACGACTTGCCAACCTTAGGGCTGGCGATGACGTTCATCGTCTCGCCTTCCCGTAGCAGCTCATGGATGATCGGACGATTGAGGCCAGTGAACCCGGTGATCAGGGCCTTGAGTCTCTGAATCTCTGGCCCCAGATCGGCATTGTTCGACGCACCATGGCCGATGTGCGAGTTGTCCGACGGATAAGCGTCGGGTGCGGCGGACAATCCGCATAGGGCCGAGATGTCCGAACCGTCGGCGTTGTGCGTCGAACAATGGCCACCGTAGCCCATGGTCCGCAGACAACGGGCGGCCTGTTCGAAATCTCCGCCGTGTTCGAGCAGTGTGTAGACGGCGAAAGGCGCGTAGCCGGTCTGCGGCTCGAAGGGCGCGGCGTTCGAGCTGAAGACGTAGAAGACCGGCCCATCGGAGCACTCCTTCAGCGTGGCCGACCAGCCTCCCTCGCGCGAATCCTTGCCCGGGCGACGCCAGTATTCGTTGCCGTCCGCGCCTTGTCGGTCGGTCAGCCGCACCCAGCCAGCGTTCCGCAGCACAGCCCGCACATCTCCGCGACGGTTGAAATCATCGCCCGGCCTGTCGGCATTGTCGGCCGACATGGGGCGATTGTGCGAAGGGTCGGCGGACATCGGCGTGATGTGGGCGTTGTGCGACGCACCATGGCGATTGTCCGCGTCATCGGCCGACCATCGGCAGATGTGCGAAATGTCCACCGACATCGGCCGACCATGGCCATTGTCTGACGGACCATCGCACATGTGGGCGCTCTCTGGCGGACAGCTGCCATTGTTCGAATTGTCTGCCGAGAGTCCGCCTTGTCCGACGGACAGCGCGCTTCTCTGGCCGACATTCGCGCTGTGCGGCGGACATTCGTTCAGATCCCACGCCGCCTGGAGCAGAATGTCCCGTTCCTTGGCCGACAGGACGGGCAGGTCGGCCAGGTCGCCTTGGGTCAATTCATACCCCGGCGTCGGGGCGCAGAGGAACAGCCCGCCCTCGCCACGGGTTTCGATCAGCGTGACGATCTTTTCGCCAATGCGGCGCTGCGCCAGCTTCATGTTGCCGCAGACGGCCACGATGCAGCGGTAGATCACATGCCAGCCGCCGGATGGCGTGCGCTCGACCACCAGCCTCTCGCGCAAATCGGCCGGGATGCGGTCCAACCACGCCGAGAACAGCTCGCCGCCGCCGTCGAAGTCGATGATCTCGGCATTGTTCGACGCCGCGCCGCAGAGAATGCAGACAGCGTTCGGGCTGTTCGCCATCCAGGCGGACAACTCGGCCGGGGTGGGCAGTCTCTTCTGATACTGCTTCCACCGGCCCACAGCCGGGCGCTTCTCGGCCCGGAGGGCCGAAAGCACGCAGAGACCCGCCGACAGGTACGCCTGTGCGACGTCCAGGATGGACGGTCGATCAGCCATGCGCCGGCGTCACCTCCACCGATTCGAGGTTGCAGCGGAAATGCCAGAACATCCGCAGCGCCTGCCGGGTGACCGGGAACGGTTCGGCCGGCTCGGTGATCTGATGGATGTCGCACTCGTGGGCCTGCTGGACGATCCGCTCCAGGTCATCGATGCCGATACGCTTCACGGCGTCGAGCAGATGGGCCACACGGTCGACCGTGCTGGGATTGTCGAGACATGCGCAGGGCATGGGTTCCTCCTTCAGAATGGGATGTCGTCTTCCGACCAGGCCGGCTCGGGCACGTCGTCGTCGACGCGCTCATCGCCGCCATCCAGGCGCGGCGGGATCGGGCCGAGCTGGTAGTCGCTGATGCGGTCGAACTTCTCGCCCGCCACCGACCGCACGGTGATGGCGCGGGTCGGTGCGAGCGCCCCGGCCTCGGCCAGTTCGACCGCCTCCTCCGCCGAGCTCGGGAATGGCTCGTGCGACCTGGCCCGCCACCAGGTCTCGAACTTGTTCCTGGCGTAACCGGTGTGCTCGGGGCAGACCCACTCGCTGTGGTAGTCGTTGAAGCCGCAGCGGTAGTCGACTCGCAGCGTGCGGGGGTGGTCTTCCGGCGCGTCGCGCTTGTGGTGGACGCTGTAGTAGGTTTCGCTGACGGTGTATTCCGTCTCGGTGACCTCGCCGGTGAGAATGCCCGCCGTCGATGCCTGCTGGTCATGCCGCTCACGCTCCGGCGGTGGGAACTCATGCCCGCACTCGGGGCAGGTGGCGTAGGCGGCGTGGATCACCGCCTGGCACTGCGGACATTCCTTCGCGGGCGCTTCACCGTTGCCGCCGGTGCGGTCATCGATCTGCAGTGCATCGACGGGGCCATGCCGCAGGATGTTGCCGCCGAAGTCCAACACCAGGCAGTCGGCCTTCGACGGATCGAGGCGGAAGCCGCGACCGACCATCTGGTAGTAGAGGCCTGGCGACATCGTCGGGCGCAGCAGCGCCACGCAGTCGATGTTGGGCGCATCGAAGCCCGTGGTCAGCACGTTGACGTTGACCAGGTACTTCAGATCCCCGACCTTGAAGCGGCGCAGCGTTTCGGCTCGCTCGAACGGCAACGTCTCGCCGCAGACGAACCCGCACTCATGGCCCATCTCGCCGAGCACGCGCTGCACATGCAGGGCATGCTGCACACCGGAGGCAAAGATCAGGACCGAATGTCGCTCGCGGGTGTGATCGACGATTTCGCGGCACGCCGAGCGCACCAGCGAATCGTCGTCCATCAAGGCCTCGACCTCGACCGCGATGAACTCGCCGCCCCGGACGTGCAGTCCCGAGGTGTCCACCTTCCGCCGGCCCGCCTTGGTCTTCAGCGGGCACAGGTAGCCCTGCACGATCAACTCGCGGACGCCCACCTCGTAGCAGACGTGGTTCAGCAGATTCTCGGGCGCACAGATCATGCCCG